GTCGAGGCACAATAGGTTGCACCCTTAAAGCAATGAATGGCGGTTCTGTGTGATTGGCAGATCATGGCTCGATGCCGAAAGAGCGAAATGGTCGTCCCCTTTGATGAGGAGCTAGTCAACCCGGCATCGTTAGATGTGTTGCTTGGTGACCACTTGATGGTCGAAAGCATCTACAGCCCCGAGCTTGTGCGTGTAGACATCTCGCACCGGACAGAAGATGACCCGTTCATGCTTCACCCCGGCGAAGTTTGCTTGGCTGAAACACGCGAGTCGTTTAACTTGCCCACCGATCTCAGCGCGCAGTTTGTACTCAAGTCAAGCCGTGCTCGCTCTTTTTATGGTCACATGCTTGCTGGCTGGTGCGATCCAGGCTGGCACGGATCAAAGCTGACCCTGGAGTTAAAGAACGAGCGTTTACATCATGCACTGCCCTTGTTCCCAGGGCTGAAGATTGGGCAGATGGTTTTTCACCTGATGTCAGAGGTGCCGATGAAGCACTACGGCCTTGAAGGGGTTGGCCATTACAACAATCATGTAACGGTTATGCCTAGCGTCGCTTGATTGTTCCCGCTATAGCGTAAGCAGCTGCGCGGCTCCCATGGAGTGGATGATCATCGAGCAGACACTGGAAGAGGAGCTGTATTTAGAGGCGACGGTGCGTGAGATCCACGACTGCGATGACTTGGAAAAGTTACGCAGTCTGTGTGTCTCGCTAACCCGTCAGGGGTGGCACCAAGGGAAGCTGATCCAGCAGGCTGTCGGGCACATCGCCTCGTTAGATCAGGCGATGCTGCCCAGCTAGCAGTGCTTGCCTAGTTTCCTTGTCCGGTTCAGCCTGATGCACTGCTCGTAATGCCAGCGAGCGCGCCAATCTTCACGGAACTCCCTTGTCATGCCTGCGTGGTGGACGCGCCACACCAGTGCGCCGTCTTTCTTGACCTGTTCGATGGTTGGAGTGCTCATAAAAAAGCGGGGACTTACACAGGTTGCCTGGCCCACAACATGCACAACTGGCCTGATCGAGCACCTTGCAGTGGAGGAGTCAGGAGAGCCGCGAATCTTGCAGGAGAGAACAGAGCTGATGCCCCGATTATCAGAAGTCGAAGTTTGACTTGCTCTGGCCTTCGCCAGGGCCGTCGCTCTTGGCAGGCAGCGTGAAGTCTTGGACTTCAACGGCTAGGTCTTTGACGGTTTCGCCGTCCTTGTTCACCCATTCGTCTTGAGAGAGGTTGCCAGCGATCGTGACCTGGGCACCCTTTTTAACGTATTGGCGGAAGGTCTCTCCGCGCTTGCCCCAGATAGAGCATTTCAGCCAAACGGTCTGCTTTTCGCCTTTGGCATAGACGTTCACGCCCAAAGAGAAGGCGGTGACCTCTTGGCCAGACTTAGTGGTGCGGACCTCAGGATCTTTGCCGAGGCGTCCGACTGCGGTGGTGTTGAGCATCAGTTTTTAGCGTTGAAGAACTTGGAGACGATTGTGTTGAGCGCCATGTTGATCACGCCGTGATGGCGTTGCTCTGCGTAGTGGCGCAGCTGGTCGGCTAGCTGTTGATCAAGCCGGACCTGAAAGTGATTGCGACGACGCCTGTCGTCCTGCAGGGCTTGTGGCGTCTTCTCTTCAGACATACTTGCTGGCGTTTGCATTTAGCCAATCCTGATGCTTGACCATGGTGAAGGTCTCGCTCAGCTGGGCTGTGCTCGACAGATTAAATGCAGCTTTGAAATCTTTGACGCAATCTTGCATCTTCGGATAATTTTGAATCTCGCTAAGGCAAGTCACATACTCGTCCTTTTCCAAAGCATCATCCGGGCCTCTGTTCTTGGCCGCAGGCTTTGACTCCGCAGGCGCAGATTCACGCATGGGATTCTCCACCTCTTCCTTGGCCCACAACTGCCATGCCAACCCAAAGGTGAAGGCCGAGCAGGCGGCCAAGGCCCGCCGATGTGTGTCTGTCACATCGCGAGCACTAACAGACTCGTAAGCGACAGGCTTGTTCTTGTGATCCATGACCGCCTGCGGAAAATCAGGCGTTCGCTCACCGTTTGGTCCGGTGAAGTAACCGACGACGTAACCAGTGCCGTTCGGTGCTTTCCAAACGTGGCCGCTGTCAACGTAGTGGGCAAGATGAAACTGCCAGCCCGGAGCCTTGTCTAAAAGCAGCTTTGAGACACGGCACCAGTTGACATAATCCGCTCTGTAACTGCCGGTCCCTTTTTGACTAACGTCATCTGTGGTGATGACGTTGCTGAGGTTAGGAAACGGCGGAGACAGTGATGATGGCGCAGGGTTGTTCTCTGTCATTGGCGTAGCGTTTTTGGGCGATCAGGTTGATGACTTGCTCGTCCGCTGCAAACAAGACGCCAGCGAGGCTGTCCAGGATGCTGCGCGCGAGTTTGTCCACGTCCCCAATGCGTGCGGTGCAGTAACTCGGTGCAGATGGTTTGAGCTTGCCGTTGGTCCGAAAGTGGTTCTTTGGCCTAGCGAAAACAAAGACGACCGAGATGCTGATCGCTGCATCCATATTGGCATACCAGTCATCAGGGCGCAAGTCCAGAGCTGTATGCCTTACGTCTTGACGCCATGGCTTGCACCTCTTGGAGGATTCGACCATGACGCCGCGACCAACGTGGCGTTTGCTGCCTTGCGGGGCAGGCTTGCCTAAAACCGTAAACGTGAGACTAGAGCTGGGCGTGGGCGTCGTCGATTGCTGCATTTAGCAGGCCCATGGCGATTGCTGATGCAGAAAGCTTACGCGGCTCAACTTGCAAAGTACGCCCGCCGATTTGAACGGTTGGGAATTGCGCTGGAGCTTGTTCTGAGATCTGCTTGAGTTTCTCAGAACGATCTGGATCGAGGCTGATTGCGATGGATTTCATGGTGTCCTGTGTGAAAGGTGGGACTTACGCAGAGCCGCCCAAAGTCAAAAATGCTTGGCTTTGATTTCAGCCCCGAGCGGCGTCAATTCATTTGCTTGACCGCTGCGGTTGCTCATTCGATTTCTGCGAGTCATCGGCTTGCCAGACTCTGAGTCGATTGCAATTTTGGTCCAGCCAAAATCTTCTCGAATCGTTCTGGATGCGCGACGACCGTGCTCTTGCGTGTTTACAAATCCAGCCTCAAGGGCGGCTTGGCCTGCGTTGGCATCACTGTCTAAATGTTCAGCATGATGACGCAAAACAAAATAGTGCTCAGGGCCTGGGTCGCGTTTGCGTTTTTTTGATGCTTCGCGACTGGTTTCCGGGTCATTACGACGCGAAAAGATGTCTGGCTGTTCGTAACTTGATGTCACTTCAATGCCTCGCAAGCGGGCTGCCAGCCTTGCTCGCAATGATGGCGTTGCTGCTTGTCGAGAGTGTCAGTAAGGCTGATCCAAAAAGCACCGCCAAGCAAGACGCAAAAAATGGCAACAATGATGCCGTTGGTCTTGGGGCTGCGGTGTTCCGGGTCATAGAAGCCGGGACTGCGGTTGGGAGACTTGTAGTCAGACATGAGTGTTGAGGTAGGCGACTCATGTGCAGAATGATGGCATACCCGATAAGGGGTGTCAACGTTTTTTCTTGCCTTTGGCTTTTTTCTTTTTTGGTTTCGACTTAATTGCCTCGATAGCCTCGTGATAGCCCGGCGGTTCTGGCACGCCGCCTTGTTTCAAGATCCTGGTCCAGTCCATCGGCTGTGGTGTTGATCGCTATGGTTTGGGTTCTTCACCCTGAAACGGGCGANNCCGGTCTTAGTCCGCAACCATTTAGAAGTCGAAGGTGGGACGCTTGGCGCGGTAAATGCCAAACGCCTCCTCCCAGGCTTCGATGCACTCTTGCGGGTCTTCTGTAATTACGCGGCAGCGTTCAGGACCACTCACGATCGTGACGCAGCGATCGATTCTGATGTGGCCAAAATGCTGGCTCAACATTTTTGCGTAGGCCCCAAGCTGCCGGGTTGCAGGCTTGCGGCTTGAGACAGCCTTGCGGGATCCCACCGTCTTGAGATCTCCGAGCGTGATTCCGGCCTCGCTAGAAATCAAAAAATCGAAGCTGCCTGCCACGTTGTTGTATCGATCCACCAGGCGGAACTCTGTGGCCAGGGTCTCGCTGCCCTTAAACAGCGGCTCATCAAACAGCGGGTCAAGCCACGCATCCCAGCGATCCTCATGAACAAACGGCTGGTTCAGAAGATTCGCTTCCCAGCAGCGGTGGATGGTCCGGCCCCTCAACTCCCAACCGTCAGGACCGTGCCTGGTCTCCTCGATCCGTTGCTTGGCAAACGGGGTCAGCTCGTCGCTACACACTTCTGAAACATTGTCGAGAACCCAGTTCCCGCGCCATCTGTATCGGTGGGACTCCTCAAAAAAATCCAGCTCAGAAATTGGATCTAGCAAAAGGGGCTTGCGCGCTCGGCCCACTATGGGCACACTCTGTCGGCAAAGCAACCCCAAAACGTGCCCGATCTGGAGCCAATTTCAAACACTCGCGTGCTAATCGATCCGCGTGTCATCGCAGAAGTTGACCGTAAAAAGCCCATTGGCGTCAGCCGTACTGGATGGGTCAACCTGCTGCTGCAAAAGGCCATCGCGTCAGAGCCTGAGCCGCTTGCCCGTGACTAATCCTGATGCAGAGGAGCGTGCATTTGACCTGCTCCAATGGAATCCATACTCTCTTCCCACTGAATACGACGACGACCTCGCGTTGGTCGGCTATTACAGCAAGACGCAGAAGGAGCGATCTGATCGCGCTCTCGATGCTTGGGAAGAAGAACACCCCTTCAAATCGAGCGATGAGCTGACAGCGTTTCGCGAACTTGAACGGCTCGGTGTGTATTCAGACAGCGATTTTTATTCACCAGCCAAGGCAAAGGATGGTCACTACACCAGCCGACTCAAAGAGCACCGGGCCGATTCCCGAGAGCCTCAAGGATCACCAAGACCTTCTCGACAAGCTGGATCGATACGCAAGCACCGTCCTTTGTAATGAGGATGATGCGCTGCGTCAGTCTCAGCTGTTGCGGCTCTATGCCGACGAGGTTGGCTGCCCGATCAATGAGCGCACCGCCACCATTCTGCTGACCAAGGCCCAAGGGCAGATTGCCGGAGTGTGCGCCCCCCGCATGAGGGGCGAACGCATGGACACGACGCCGACGCCTTGGGCGTGGGAGGGCGTGATCATGTCCGGCACCTTCAATCTGCTGGTGGCCCCGCCAAAGGTGGGTAAGTCCGCGCTGATGGTCGGGATGATCAGCGCATGGCACCACGGCGAGGAGACATACCTGGGGCAACGTCTACACGGTGTCTGCCCCAAGGTGTTCATCGTCGGCACTGACCAGCCTGAGAACGACTGGCACACGCTGTTCAAGCGCGAGGGGCTGATTGATCGCGACGGCAATATGGCCGGGCCGATTGAGATGCTCTGGCACACAGGCGCACCGCTGCACCTCACCCCTGAGGGCATCGACCACTTGGGCAAGGTTGCCGAGCTGAACCCTGGCTCTCTGTTTCTGCTGGACAGTTATCACAGCTGTGTAAGCACGCTTGGCATCGATGAGGCCACCAGCGCCTTCGATGGCCCCGCACGAAAGCTGGCCGAGGTGCTCGCGCCTCATAAAGCCACGCTGGCGATGATCCACCACACCAACAAAAGCGTGAGCGGCGGCAACGCCACCAATGCCAGCAGAGGCAGCAATGCACTCCCGGCAGCAGCCAGCCTCACGATCTTGATGAACTGGTTCAAGCAGCCTTTGGAAGGTCAGACCCAAAGCGATCATCGCGTTGTTCTTAAAACGCAGGGCCGCGCCAAAGGCACGACGCTGTTGATCGAGCTGCAGGACGACGGCTGGATTCATCACGGTGATGGTGACAGCGTGTTGGCTGCAGAGTCCCGGCAGGAGGCATCTGACCAGCTGCAGGGTCGTCAAGCCGATGTCTTTGATTACATCTCTGAGCGATGGCTGCTTGGCGAGTTCCCGGTGGCTGGCACCGAGGTCTCCGCCAACTTCAACCTCGACAGCAGCAAGTGCAGCCGATGCCTTCGTGGGTTGGCTCGCAAGGGTCTGATCGAGGAGTGCGGGCAGACCGAGGTTGGCCCTGATGGGGGTCGTCCGTCGTCTCTGTATCGCCCTGCAGGGGTCTCCCCCTCAGGTACGCCGCAAACGCCGCAAACGCCGCAAACTACGCGCGCGTCATACGAAACGAAAGGTTTAAGGCGTTTAGGTCGTTCAGAACCATCTGGCCAGGGAGGGGGGTTTACTGCACCTGTCCCCGGCACCCCTGTTGAACTCAATCGCGGGGGTAGCTGGTCCAATGGCTGGGTCGTTTCTGATGCCACCAACCCGAACGCCATCCGTGCGGCAAAACTGGGCAGCCCCAGCGTCACCATCGGGAACCTTCGATGGGATCTTGACGTGCGCCTCTGTCAATCCAGCCCGTTCAAGGCTGAGTCCACCAAACCTTCTGATCTGTTTGATTTCTGATGTCTGAATCCAACCGCCGCTATCCTGTCCGCGTTGATGTCCGCCTGACCGAGGCTGAGCGCGATTATCTGTCTGAGGAGGCCGTCAAGCGCGACATGAGCCGCCAGGATCTGATGCGGAAGCTGCTGCTGTCTGGCATCGATTCTGTTGAGCCGGTGAAGGACTACAAGCCTGTTGTCATTTCACGCGGGCGTGACGCTATCGATCGGGCCATGACCGCATTGCTGCGCCAATACAACTGCGTACCTGCGTCGAAGTGCGAAGCCGTGGTGTGTGCTGTTATCGCTGCTGTAGCGGAGGAGGGTTGACGCCCTCCCTCTGGTATGCCATACTTATGACATCGGGAGAGATCCCCCAACCTCAACGCCACAATGACCGCCATCCACACCCTGACCAACGGCACTCAGAACTTCATTTTCGAGGCTGACGAAGAAGAGACCACCATCTGGACCATCAACGTCTTTGGCGGACTCGACAAGACCGAAACCTTCACCACCGCCGTCGCTCGTGAGCACTGGGCCTTCGCTCTCAAGTGTGGCTGCACCAAGGGCTGGACCACATCCCCCTATCGCGAGCAGCCCTCTGCCTACGACGACAACCGCTGGGAGGCAGAACTCGCCCTGGCTCAGGGTTGATCACACCCACGGCCCTGGAGACAGGGCCTCCACCATCACCACCTCAACCATGGACAATCACAACACCTGGCTCAATCTGTTCGAGTCCTTCGAGCGTCTTCAAACTGAACTCGAAGCTCGCGAAAGTCTCATGGTCCTGAACCGTGACATCCAACCCAAATGGGAAGTTCAAGCATTTTTAGGCACAGACCTGCAATGGGCTGATCCTGCTTACGACGAAGAGGAGCTGCAGCGCATGAAAAAAGAGGCCACTGACGCTGGCTTCACCTACACCGTGGAGCCGGTCAACTGATGGACGACAAGCAATCGACCGAGGACATCAGATCAGCCCTATGGCACATCGCATCTGCTCTGAAGGGGATCGAGCTAAAGCTGGATCAACTTGAAACTACGGCTGAAATGCTCGTGTCAATCAGCAACTACGTCGAGGAGTTTGTTGATCCTTATCACCAAAACAGCAAGTTCTCTCGCCTCGTAGAGGTGATTGAAAAGCAATCTCAAGCCCCAAAGCCTGAATTATGACTGACAACCCCTACGCACCTCTCCTGCCCTGGTGCGACACCATCTCAGAATCACCCGACTGGAACGGCGGTGAATCCTCCAGCATCCTGATCTACCAAAACACCACCCAGGAGCAGCTCACCTCCCTCTGCAAGCACGCCAGCTTCTGCGGCTACAAGTACGCAGAAACCGATAACGAGGTCTTTGCTGACAACCGTTGCCTCTTGACCTTTATCAAGCCAAATTGATCATCGTCGGGGAGCCTGATGCCTGAGCTGTCCCCCGCTCAGGCTGAAAGCTATACAACACCCGCAGAGCTGCGCGGGGAAGGCAGGGCGGGTTGAGGTCCGATCCATACCCCGACACCAAAACTCACACCATCAATCCATGACCTATTCGATCGAAGGAATCCCCGCAACGCAGACAGAGCTTGTTCGTGCTGTTCAGAGCTTGGCTTCCACAGTCAAAGGCATCGAACTCCAGCTAGTTGACATCAGCAATCACTTGAGCCAACTGAGTGAAATTGACACGACCTTGCGTGCCATGACAAATGCCGTGGACGATGCAAGTGGCAAACGATGAACCAAGACGCTTACGCCCAAGCCACTCAGCATCAAAATGACCTCAACGCTTGGCTCGAATATGAACGACGCCTCACAGCTGCCTACGCCCAATCCCAAAATCCGCACCCTCCCCGATGGATGCGTTCAGGTGATGGTCGGGGACTTCAAGGCGATTGTGAGTTCGATGCACTTGGTTGAGGACAAAGTTGTCCGCCTTACTGATTACTGGCACAAAGCACATCAAAACCATGCCCCGTAAACGTGATCGATACGCTGGCTTGAACGCTGCTCAAAAAAACGATTTCCTTAGGCTCACTCCTGCCGAATGGAAAAGCTATTTTGAGAGCGCCAGTCAGCGGACTTTGCGGAAGACCTATGGGCAGCTCTGTCAGCGCAGTGGATCAGAGTGGGAAAGGGTCAAGGCATTGTTTGTTGAGGCTCTTATCGCGAAACAAAGCGAGGTAGTCTCAAGTCATGGGAAAGAAGGCCACTAATCTTGAGGTCCAAGAGCGTATCAACTGCATTTATCAGTTGTTGATCAAGTCTTGGTCGCGTTTTGACATTCTTCAATACGCCGCAGCTGAGTGGGATTTATCAAGCAGACAGACTGATGAATACATTCACCGCGCTCGCAAGCTCATAGAAGAGGACTCAGCCATTGAGCGGCCTCAGTGGTTGGCTGCGGCTGTTCGTCGCCTTGCGGAATATGAAAAGGCCAGCAGCAGTGATCGTCAGATTGCCGTTGCAATCAAGGCACTGGAGACCCAGGCCAAGCTGCTGCGCTTTGACATCTGATGCTGCTTGATGGCCTCGCAGTTCAAGAGCCTCTGCTCGCCTTTGCTGAGCCTGTAGACGATCACCGCACAGAAGAAGTCGTCGAGGGCCTCACAAGCGGCCTGACAGATCCACAACGGCAGGTCTGGGATGCTAATCACCGCTTCAAGCTGCTCTGCTCTGGGCGGCGCTTTGGCAAGACCTACCTGTGCATCACCCGGCTGATCTGCTGGGCTATGGAGAAGCCCGGCAGCCTCTGCTGGTATGTCACCGCTAACTATCGGATGGCAAAGCAGATCGCCTGGCGTCAGCTCAAGACCATGACGCCCGACAGCATGATCGCCAAAAAGAATGAAACCGACCTGTCGATCGAGCTAATTAACGGCAGCGAGATCGCCTTACGCGGTGCTGACAACGAAGACAGCCTGCGTGGTGTGAGCTTGTCTGCTTTGGTTGTCGATGAGGCGGCCTACGTCAAGCAGACAGCCTGGGAGATGGTATTGCGCCCGGCCCTGTCAGATCAAAATGGCCCCGCCTGGTTCATCACCACACCGGCAGGACTGAACTGGTTCCACGACCTGTGGGAACAGGCCCAGGACCAAGACGACTGGGACACCTTTTCGTTCACCACCATTGACGGTGGCAACGTCTCCGCTGAGGAAATCGAGGCGGCACGCAACACGCTCGATGAGCGCACCTTCCGTCAGGAGTATCTGGCCAGCTTTGAGACGCTCTCAGGCAGGGTCTACCCCGGCTTCAGTGATGACAACATTTCAGAAGACATCAAGGACATTGGCGGCCCGATCTTCTGGGGGACTGACTTCAACGTCAGCATCATGGCGGGCGTCCTGGGCAGCAGGGTCGGTGACACGCTGCACATCTGGGATGAGCTAGCCGTCAAGCAGTCGAACACCGATGAGGTGTGCGCCATGCTCAAGGATCGGTTCCCCGGTCGCCAGATCATTGCCTACCCGGACCCGACAGGCTCTGCCCGCAAGACATCATCAGCAGGCCGGACGGATCACGACATCATCCGGCGCTTTGGCTTCAGCTGTATCAGCCCCAAAGCACCATGGGCCGTCAAAGACAAGATCAACGCGACGAACTGGATGATCAAAACTGCCAAGGGCAGCATCCGCCTCTTTGTTCATCCACGCTGTAAACACACAATTAAGGCGCTCAAAAATGTGACGTTCAAAGATGGCGCTGAGGATTATGTGATCGACAAGTCGGCCAACATTGAGCACTGGACGGATGGCCTCGGTTATTTGATCCTGGGTGCCTTCAATCCGCTTTATGAGCGAGCTGGTAAGTCCACGGGAATCAGGCTTTACTAAACTGCGGGTATAGGGCGGGATCCGGCTGTGTATTCATCGATGACGACATCAGGCCGGAAGCGTTCCGGGAAAGTCACGGAAGTTGGTGATCCGAGCCTGGAGTGGATCGGGATGGAACCCCACTGGGAGCTGATTGAAGCTCTGCAGGGCGGTACGTTTGCAATCAGAAAGAAACACCGCAAATATCTGCCGCAGGAACCTAGAGAATTGGATGAAAGCTTCGATGCAAGATTGCAGAGAAGCTGTCTTCAGCCTTATTTCACCAGGATCGAACGCTTGCTGGCGGGCATGTTGACCCGCAAGCCTGTGCGCCTTACTGATGTCAGTGATGTGATCACAGAGCATCTGTTTGATGTTGATCTTGGCGGCAACAATCTCGACGTGTTCTTGTACGAGACCGCGCGCAAGATGATTCGCTACGGGCACATCGGCGTTCTTGTCGATGCGCCGCGTGCTGGTGACAATGGCCGCCCGTACTGGACCGCGTACACCCCCAGGGACGTGTTAGGTCACCGCTCAGAGGTTATCGACGGCCAGCAGAAGCTCACCCAGCTGCGCCTTCATGAGCAGATCGTGGTTCCTGAGGGTCTCTACGGCCAGAAGCAGATCGAGCAGGTCCGTGTTCTGACTCCTGGCGGCTTCGAGATCCACCAGAAGGACGACAACGGCGATTTCAAGATTGTCGATGAAGGCCAGACCAGCCTCGATGAGATCCCGTTTGCCGTTGCCTATGCAAACCGCATCGGCCTGCTTGAGTCGCGCCCGCCGCTGGCTGACATCGCTGAGTTGAACCTCAAGGCGTATCAGACGCAAAGCGATCTAGACAACATGCTGCACATCTCAGCGGTGCCGATGCTGGCGCTGTTTGGGTTCCCTGCAGCAGCAGAAGAGATCAGCGCAGGACCAGGCGAAGCGATGAGCCTGCCTGAAGGATCCGACGCCCGTTACATCGAGCCTCAGGGCAACAGCTATGACGCGCAGTTCAAGCGCCTCGAACAGCTGGAGAACCAGATCAACACCCTGGGCATGGCCGCCATCCTGGGCCAGAAGCTCTCAGCAGAGACAGCCGAGGCTAAGCGGATTGACCGCAGCCAAGGTGACAGCACCATGCAGGTTGTGGCCCAACAGGTCCAAGACATGGTGGACAACTGCTTGCGCTACCACGCGGCCTATATGCAAGAGCAGCAGGCTGGCAGCGCGTTTATCAACCGCGACTTTGTTGGTGCGCGTCTGGAGCCGCAGGAAATCCAGTCTCTGCTGCAGCTTTACACCGCAGGCACAATCACCCAGCGCACGCTGCTGGAAGAGCTGAGCAAGGGTGAGGTGCTCGACGACCTGGACGTGGAAGAGGAGCTGGAGGCCACACAGTCTGGCGGCCTGATGGAGACCCCTGAGCCAGAACCTACCCCTGGACCTGAGGAGGCAGAAATGCCAGAACCAGAGGAAACTGAGGAGGAATTCGAAGGTGCTGAATGATGGGTTGGTTGGACAAACTGCACAAGCCAAACCCGCCTAGAAAGCAGCTGCTGTTCTTCGCTCAGGAAGAGCTAGCCAATGAATACTTTGCGGTGATCAGAACGACGTGGTTTGAGCAGGGCAAGATCTGCGCCGTTACTGAGTCGCATATTCACACCTACGATGACGCGGTGATCGCTGAGTTCATGGGCGTCGTGGGCGAAGCATTACGAATGGGCGCAGATGTGTCGGCCTTGTCGATCGCCACAGCTGAGGAACTTGGGATCGAGCCGACATGACGACGCCTGCCGAGCTTTACCGTAACGCTGTCGATCTGAACAGGTTCAGCAACGGCGTGGCCCGGCAAATTGCCGCGACATATAACGACGCTGTGCTGGAGGTTTTGAACCAGCTGGCTGGGTTGGATGCTGACACTGCGCCGGTCAAGGCTGCACGGTTGCGCTCATTGTTTGCTCAGCTGCAAGGCTCCCTCGATAACTGGGCAGGTCAGAGCACTGAGCTGATGATTGAGCAGATGCAGGGCCTGACGGAACTGCAAGCAGAGTTTGTGGCGACAGAGTTGCGCGAGGTGCTGCCGGAGTCAGCAGCACAGCAGGTCAAAAGTGTGCGGGTTAGCCCTGAATATGCGCGCAGCGTGGCGACCACTGACCCTATGAAGTTCAACTTCGTGGCCCTCAGCGATGACCTTGAGGCTGTGGTGACGGGTGCGCCGCAAGTGGCCCAGCTGACGGCAGCCAAGGGCACGAGCATTGTGCTGCCCAATGGCCGATCGCTGCAGCAGTCGTTCAAGGTGTTGGCCCAAGTCAACGTTGACACGTTTAATCGTGAGGTCAGAAATGGCCTGTTAATCGGTGAGTCACCAGACAAGATCGCCAGGCGATTGAAAGGCAGATTGCGGCAGGGTCAAACTGGCAGCGTCAAACAGCTGGCTCAGAAAGGTGGACAGCTAACGGCTAGGGCTAACCGTGAGGTGAGCACATTGGTGCGGACGAGTATGAACCAAGTGGCCAACGCTGCAAGCCAGCAGGTGTATCAGGCCAACCAAGATGTCACCAAAAAATATCGCTACGTTGCGACGCTGGACGGCAAGACATCGCCCATCTGTCGATCGCTTGATGGCCGCGAGTTTAAATACGGCAGCGGACCACAACCTCCGCAGCATTTCAACTGCAGGTCCACCACGGTGCCGGTTGTTGATTACAAGGGTTTGGGATTATCAGCGCCGCCGCCGGGCAGACGTAAGGCGGCGCAAGGGACAGTGCCTGCCAATCAGACTTATGGCCAATGGTTGTTTGACCAATCCAAGGCTGACAAAGAGAAAATCTTGGGCGGTAAACGCCGTGTTGCTTATTTCAATAAGCTGTCCCGCAAGATGGGGCCAAGCGAGGCAATCCGCCGTTTTGTCAAAGATGACGGGTCAGAGGTAACTTTGGATTATCTCCGCAAACAGTATGGCGATGTCAAAGCTTCCAGCTAAATACCAGTTCAAGGCGCAAGGCGCCGAAAGCAAGCCCAAAGCGACGGCCAAGAAAAAGTCCGCTAAAAAGGAAGCACCTGCGGAGGCTGACTGATGCCAGGACATTACGGAATGGGCAAGCCTAAGGGCAAAAAGAAAAAGGGAGGCAAGAAAAAATGAAAAAGGGATCTCGGGTTGCTTGGTCTTATGGCGGGACCAGGACCACAGGAGTGGTTCAAAGCGTTGCCAAGTCTGATCGCGTGTCAATTAAGACCCGCAGCGGTGGCACTGTCACCAGGGTTGGCTCTGCTGATGATCCGATTGTGCGGATCAAATCAGACGTAACTGGCAACACTGTCTTAAAAAGGCGCTCAGAGCTAAGCCCTGCTAGGAAGGCCAAGAAAAAGTGACGATTGAAAAGGGCGGCCACAAATTTGAGGGTCTTAATAAGCCCATCAAAACGCCCAAGCACCCTAAATACGCAGCGGCAGTCGTCACCAAAGTTGACGGCAAAGAGAAGCTGCTGCGATTTGGGCTGCAAGGTGCCAAGCGTTTTCCCAAACGCGAGGGTGAAAGCAAGGCAGCAGCAGAGGCGCGCAAGAACTGGAAGGCGCGTCATGCACAGAACATCAAGCGCGGCCCAAGCTCAAAGGCTTACTGGGCGAATAAATTTCTTTGGTAGTAGATTTGGCGTGAAATCAACCTTACGGGTTATTCATGTCTGAAGAGCAGAATCAGGAGATTACGTCTCCCGCAGCTCCAAACAATGCCGAGCTGGATGCACTCAAGAACAGCATCCAGGCGTTGGAAAAAAAGAATTACGAGCTGATTGGCAAACTCAAAGAAGCAAAAACCGTTCCTGACGGTGTTGATGTTCAGGAGCTGCTTGAGTTCAAGCGGAACGTTGAGCAGAACAAACTCGAATCAGAAGGCAAGTACACAGAGGCGCGTCAGGCTCTTGAGCAGCAGTTCCGTGAGGCTGCTGAAGCCAAGGACAAGCGGATTGCTGAGCTTGAAGCACGAGTCCGCGAGCTTGAGCTGATTGCACCTGCGAACACAGCATTGGCGGATGTTGTGCATGATCCGAGCATCGTATTCAAGGCGGACCTGCTGAAGCCGGATCAGATCGAGCGTGAGGCTGATGGCACTGTTGTTGTCGTCAACGGCTACGAGCGCAAACCGATTAGTGAGTGGGCCAAGACTTTGCCCAGCTATATGCAGAAAGCACCTAAGCCGGTGGGTAGTGGCGCGCCTTCTGGTCGCAGCATGGGCAGCGATATTCCTCCCGGCAAAAATCCTTTTTCTAAGGAGAGCTACAACCTCACAGAGCAATCGCGTCTTTATCGGACAGATCGGGACATGTATGAGAGGTTGAAAGCTGCCGCTAACCGTTAATATGCGGAATAAGGCAAAGCTACGCAGAGCCGATCGGGTTACGCCCACACCGTAAACATCTTTTTTGAGGATCTGTCATGGCGACTCTTCGCTCTGACATCATCATCCCCGAGGTATTTACGCCTTACGTCATTGAGCAAACCACTC